GGGCACCCCGTTGAGGGTCTCGGTGAAGCTCTGCGTGACAGCGAAGAACTCCTCGCCGAAAGTGTCGAGGAAGATGTCATCGGCGGTGGTGACACCGGCCCGGACCCCCTCGGGGGCCTCGGTGGGGAGCGCCTCGCCGCCGGGGAGGTTGAACCGCTCGGCAACCTCCCGGGCGCGCTTCCAGTCGCCGTCGCGCAGGGCACGGTAGACGTCCACGTAGGGCTTGTAGGGCGACTCGTAGATGGGGATGACCGGGGCGATGAACGAGGTGAAGGTGCGGAGCTGCATGAACCGCTTCGCCTCGTCGGCCACCTCCTCCTTGAACCGCTCACGGGCCGCCGGGTCGGAGAAGTCGACCATCGGGATCTCCCCGTTGGCCATCTGCACCATCTTCGTGATGGCGATGCGGGCCTCCGCGTTGGCCCGGGCGGCGGCGTCCTCTTGGCTGGCGGCCATGAAACGCCGGACCATCGTGGGGGTGATCGCCTCGACCGGGTCGACCGGCCCGAACGGGATGATGAAACGCACCGACTCTTCGAGCGACGGGTTACGCTCCACCATCTCAGAGACGGCGACCTGAACGAACGGGCCGAAGCCGGGGGTGCCCTGTGCGACAAGGTTGAAGCCCTCCTTGTCGATGAACACGTAGCCCTGGCTGTCGACCGCCGAGTGGAAGATGCCCTGGTTGACGATGCCGCGGGCGAACTCGGGGAGGCGGAAGACGATGAACTTCTCGCCCCGGTCGTCGGTGTAGGTCCAGCCGATCTTGTCGGGCACGAACCAGCCGGCCCGGGCCCGGGCGGCGAAGACGGGGTTCTCGACCGCGAGCCCGGCCCAGCGGGTGAGCACCTCCTGCCAGGCGGCGTAGAAGGGGATGAGGAGCCGGGTGGCCGCGGCGAAGCGGGACTGCTCGGCGGCGTCGTAGAGCAGCTCCCGGGTCTCGCGCAGGGCGAAGTCCCGGGCTTGGCGTTCGAGCCGCTGGATGTCGTCGATGTTCACCTGGCCGGGTTCGAGGGACGCGAAGAGCCGCCGCACCTCCGCCTGGTAGAACCGCCGGAACGTCGGGTTCCGGGAGAGGTTGTCGGTGGGCATCGTGCCCAGCACGTCGAAGGCGTGGTTGATGGCAGCGTTGATCGCCTGGGTGAGCGGCGAGCGGGCGAGAAGCTGCTCGGTCTCGGCGCCGTGGATCGGGGCGCGGGCCTCCTCGGGGATCAGGTCGAGCAGCTCAGCGACCTTCTCGTCGGAGACCTTCTCGCTCGTCGAGCGGGCCTGCCGGCGGGTGACCTTCTGCACGTCGGCCTCGGTGAGGGCGAGGATGCCCCGCTTCACGTCGTCGATACCGCCGGTGTACGCCTCGACGTGCGCGGAAACGGCCTCGGCCCAGGCCCGCTTGTCGGACCGCCACGGCACCTTCGCCGCGTAGGCACGCCCGGCGGTCGTGTTCTCGAGCCAGTCGACGACCTCGTCGACGGTCTTGCCGGCGAGGAACTGCCGGGCCATCTCGTCCTGGGCGATCTGGTAACGGAGGTTCCGTGCCCACTCGGCCCGGTAGATCTCGTTCTCCTGCGCGGAGGAGCCCCACGTGTAGGTGCGCCACCGGCCAGGGTCGCGTCGCAACGCCCCGTACCAGCGGTTCTCGTGACGGCCGAAGATCTCGTCGACCATCTCCCGGGAGCTGTTGAGCACCCGGTAGATCTCGTCCTTGGTGCCGGGCGCACCGAACGGCCCCGAGATCGAGTGGCCACCGAAACGAATGTTCGTGTAACCGGCCTCTTCGAGTTCGGCCATCTTGCGGACGATCCGGTTGCCGAGCGCACCGCCGGCGAGCGCACCCATCGGCCCGGCCACAGCCCCGCCGGCGAGCGCCGAGGCGACGAACCCGCGGCGCCCGGCCCGGTTCGGGTCGGTGGTCTTGAGCACCCGGTCGACCATGGGGTTGGTGCGCAGGTCGGCCATGAGGTTGCGGAGGTTCTGCCACGATTCGAGCCCGACGGTGAGGGCACCGAACTTGGCGACCTGGCGGAGCTGCTCGTCGGGGATGACCCGGAAGGTCCACGCGGGTCGCAGCAGGGTGAGGGGCCGCCACACCTCCATGAGCATGCGGGCGGCGTCGAGCCCGTACTCCTTGGCGGACCAGGCGGGCGCGGCGGCACGGGTGATCTTGGCCCGCCAGTTGTCACCGTACTTGAGCCGGGCGTAGCGGGCGGCGTGTTTGCGGAGCAGGTGGAAGTTGGGGACGACGACGACGTTCTGCAACTGGGTGACTGTCAGCGGCAGCTCCATTTCGAGGATCTCGTCCCCGTCGGGGATCTGCAGCCGGGCGCGGCCCTCGCCGTCGTACTTGACCGACCGCAGCAGCGCCTTGGCCTGGTTGCGGCCGATGCGGGCGTTGAGGATGACGGCTTCGAGCTCGTCGTCGTCGAGACCGTGCTCTTTGAGGATGCGGTGCTCGGTGCGTTCGATCCAGCGTTCGAAGGCGGGGCCGCGCTGGTCGGGTTCGAGAGCGTTGAACTGGCCGCGAGCCTTCGCGATGGCGACGTCGTCGTAGCCGGCCTCCCGCATCATGCGGGCCAGGTGCGCGTCCGCGGTCGGGTCGTGGGTGTTGACGATGTGGTGGGGCCGCATGTCGGCGATCCAGCGGACCCCCTTGCCGAAGAAGCTCCGCTGGTAGAAGGCGGTGGCTTTGAACGCCGAGCGGAGCTGCTGGCCGCGGCTGTAGCTGGGGCCGGCGGGCAGCGACTTCCAGGCGGTGGTGAGCCGCCGGACACGTTCCTGTTCGGTGCGGACGGCGTCGATCTCCTCGCCGATGCGCGCGAGCCGCTCGGAGACGAGCTTCGGGTCGAGGGTGTCGTCGACGTTGACCCCCCAAAAGGCGGCGAGCTGTTCGGCGTCTTCGCCGATGTCGAGCCACGAGGCGGCGTCGTCGAGGGTGAGCTGGTAGGGGGTGGGCCGCAGGACCGGGTTGGTGCGGATGATGGCTTGTTCCATCATCAGGTCCGCGAGCCGGTTGCCGAGCGCCCAGTCGCTTCGCTTGAGCTCGTCGAGGGCGCGCATGTCACCGAGGAACACCCGCATGACGAACTCGCGCTCGGCGGGGCCTTCGGCTTCGGCCAGGTAGCGGGCGATGATGTCCCCCCGGTGGTGGTTGGGGAACAGTCGGTCGCGGATGAGCCCGGCCCGGATGTCGACGTCGTCGGGGAGTTCGTCGATGAAGTCGTTGATCCGCTGCCAGCCGGGGGTGCGGGTGATCCCGGAGAAGAAGCCCTTGCGGGGTCGGGCGGCCGCGGCGAAGTAGGCGTCGATGTCGGCCTGGGTGGCTTCGGCGAACCGGCGGACGGTCTCGGGGGCGATGCTGCGGGTCGCTTCGAGCGCTTCGACGTCCGCGGCCCCGGCGGCGATGCGGGCCTCACGGGCCTGGCGGGTCTCGGCGATGTTGCGCAGCACCCGGGCGCGGGTCGGGTCGGTGGTGGTGGCCGCTTCCCCCATGAGCCGCTCGAGGCGGAGCTGACGCCGGGTGGCCTCGTAGCGGGCGAGCCGCCCGGCCTGCTCGGGGGTGAAGGTCTGCTCGCGGCCGACGATCCGCTGTACCGACTCGGGCAGCCGCAGGTAGACCCGGTCGATCGTGTTGTTGATGGCGGCGATCCGGCGGGCGACCCGGCCACCGGTGTCGAAGGTGCCGAACTGTTCGGCCCGGCGGCCGATCTGCGGGGCGACCCGCTCGGTGACCGTGCCGATCCGGCCGCCGAGCGCCGCCGGCCGGCCAACGCGGGAGGCGCTGACGGCCTTGCCGGCGAGGACGTCCGGGGAGAGGAACAGGCGGGCGAGCGCGTCCGCGGAACCGGAGAAGAACTGGTAGGCGTCGGTGCCGACGAAACGCTCGACCTCCTCTTCGTCCAGGATGTCCTTGGTGCCGAACATGAGGACGAGCGCCTGGCCGGGGCTGCGGGACTGGGCGATCTCGTTGGCTTTGCGCCACGTGTCGACGTCGAACAGGGCGACGATCCCCCCGAGGGGACCGCCGCCGATGCCCTGTTGGGCCTGCCAGGTGGGGGAATCGGCGAGTGAACCGGCGGTGAACGCCATCGACAGCGGCTCGGCGACCCCTTCCCGGTAGGCGGTCTCAAGACCCCGGTTGATGGTTTGCAGTGGGCCGCGCAGGTGCTCCCGGCCGGGGATGGCGCCGATGACCGCACCGAAACCTTCCTCGGGGCCGAAGATGTTCCCGGCGAACTGGGCGGTGCGGGACGTGACGGTGGCGTTGATCGTGCCGAGGATGCCGTCGACGTCGTCGTCGACAAACGGGGCGCGGGCGAGGTCCCACACCAAACCCGGGATGGCTTGTGCGCCACCACCGATGCCGGTGACGAACCGGTGGATACGGTCGAGGAAACCCACGGGTCAGGTCTCGGTGCGTTCGTAGTAGTCGGGCGGGAGCTGGGAGCGGATGCGACGGTAGAGCTGCCGCACCTCCGGCGAGGAACCGGGCCGTGAGGCGAGGATCTCAAGGACGGGGAGCATCTGCGCCCACAGCACCACGGACGGGTCGGGTCCCTGCGGCATGGCCGGCAGTGCCTCGGGACCGGGGCCGGGGCCGACCGGCAGCCCGGCGGTGACCGGCTCGGCGGGCCGGCTGCTGGGCGCCGCGAAGAGCCCGCCCTGCGGGGGCGGCTGGACCTGCTGGGCGGCTTCGACGAACGCGGCGAGGTCCGGTTGACCGCCCCGACCGCCGGCCGCTTGCTGGGCGCGTTCGGCGGCGGCCACGAGCGTGTCGGTGGACCGGTCCGGCAGCGGCGCGACCCGCTGGGCCTCCTCGTTGCGTTTCCGGGACCCGTAGGGGCCGCCGGTGTAGGAGACGGGGGCCTGGGCGGGCCCGCCGGGTGCGGCGACCGGCGGCAGGTCGGTGCGGTTGCGGCGGGGGCCGGGGCGTGGCTTGCGGGGCACGGCTCAGCCTCCTGCGGGTCCGCCGCCGGGTGGGGCGGCCATGAGAGCGGCGATGACCTGCTCGAACTGTTCGGGGTTGGACGGGGGTGCGCCCTGCTCTGCGGGTGGGAGCGCCATCTGGCCGCCGGCCTCGGGGGCGTTGAGGCCGGGCATGGCACCGGGTGGGAGCACCTGGTCGGGGGCGATCGGCCCCTGCGCGGCGGTGGCCTGCCGCTCCTGGGCCTCCTGCTGGGCCTGGGCGATCGCGTCCTCGATCATCTTGCCTTCGCGCACCAGCTCCCGGACCCGGGCCAGGTCGGTCCACGCCATCTGCCCGGAGGCGACGAGCTGCACACCGGACATGACGATGGCGTCGTCGAGGGCTTCCTCGATGAGCGCGCGCTCCTCCGCGTCGGGGTTGTCGACGAGCGGGTGCTTGGCCATGCCGGTGCGCCGGGAGAGCATCCGGGCCTGGTTGAGCGCCGCGATGGCGACCGTGGCGTTCTGGGCGTCCATGCCCGGCATCGGGTAGGCGACCACCGACTTGCGGGTCTCGGTCCAGATGTCAACAGGCCGGTAGGTGACGTGCCGGTTGGTGCCCTCCCAGCCGGAGAACACCGTGTACTTGCGTCTCGGCCAGTAGCCGAGCTCGGTGGCGGCCACGGCCTCGTTGATGACCTCGAGGGCGTAGCCGATGATCCGGTGGGCCTCCTTGAGCCGCGGGTCGACCGAGTAGGAGGCGAGCTGGGTGACGGTCTGGCCGGAGCGGATCGACCCGGTGGACTCGCCTTGGAAGACCGCCGGGTTGCCGGAGGAGAGCCGGGCGGCCCGCTCGAGGTTCGACATCTGCACCTGGGTTTGCGGGCCGGGGGCGAGGTTGAGGGTCTGGACGGTCCGGGCGTTCTGGACCAGGTTCACCTTGCCGGTGCGCCCGTCGTGGAACTGGCCGCCGACGATCTCGGGCTCCTGGCCGTTCTCGCCGAGCACGACGAGGTGCGGGAACACGGCCTTCTCGGAGGCGATGAAGTCGAGGGCGGCGAGCTTGTTGAGCACGTCGGTGTGCGGGATGATCCGCGACACCGTGGCGATCATCCGGTCGAGGGTGACCGCGGCGGGGCAGACGGCGGTGACCATCCCGGCCCGGTTCGGGTAGGCCCGGAGCAGGAAGCTCTGGTCCATCGACTGGTCGCCGTAGAGCACCTGGCCGGTGGCCGAGTACCGCCGCAGGTAGCTTTGGGTGGCCCGCTTGCCGAGGATGCCGATGAAGCAGTGTTCGGCGTCCTGCCATTCGAGGACGTCCCACAGGTCGTCGTCGCTGGTGGTGTGACGGTCGATGAACTCGGCGACCTCGGGGTAGAGCGCCTTGAGGTGCTGGGGGGACCGGCCGTAGACGAAGGCGATGTCGCGGGGTGCCCGGATCTCGTCGGTGCCCATCGGTTCCGGGTAGGTGAGCATCGGGTCCCGGGTGACGATCCGGGCGCGTTTGGCCTCGTGGTCGGGTTCGACGAACAGGCAGAAGGTGCCGTAGCCGTAGAGCTGCCGGTAGCCCTTGGCGAGCCGCAACGGCAGGTGCGACTCGTAGTAGGTGGCCCCCCAGGCTTCTTTGCGCAGCTCGGCTCGTCGCCGATGTGATTGCGCGGTGGGGTCGACGGCGGGTGCCCACAGGGACGGGAGGGTGTCGTTGGCCCGGGTGGCGAAGCCGTCGACGGCGTCGGAGATGATCTGGGCGGCGAGCGCCGGGAACTCGGGTTCCCCCTCGACGTCGTGGAGGGGGAACACGATCGCGTTGTTGTAGCGCTCGGCGACGTCCATCATCTGCCGCTTCACGAGCGTGTCGGTGAGGCGGCGGTGGTGGACGGTCTCGACCGCGCGGTGCCAGGCGTCCTCGTAGCGGCGATAGCGGTCCGGGACCGGCATCGCTCAGTCTGCGAGGATGGCGCCCCCGACGCCGCCGTCGGGCCGCGGCGGGCTGGCGGTGCGGTGGCCGACGGGCCGGCGCCGCATCGAGGGGGTCTGCGCGACCTCGCCCGGGCGGTACTCCTGGCCGCCGGACTCGGCCCGGCTGGTGTTGACGGTACCCGCGGGTGCGTGGTGGCGGGCGGGTCGCACCCGGTGGGGCTTGTGCGTGGGGTTCGGGTCGATCGCCATGCGCTACTTCCCCTTCTTCTTGGCTGCACCCTTGGCGGCCTTCTTGGCCGCCTTCGCTGCACCCTTGGTGGCCTTCTTGGCGAACTGGCCGAGTCGGTACCCGCCGCGGAACCGGCGTGCCATCACGTCTCCTGTCTGAACTCGGACACAGGATGTGCGGACCTAGCGTACCCCGACGGGGTATCCGCGTGGCGATGGTCGCCGGTGTCCCCTCCCCCACCGGCCGGACATGTCCCCGGGCCGCCACGGTGTGCCGCCGACGTGCCAGCTCGGGTCTTCCCCCTCGCGGCGCTGCTTCTTGCGCTTGCGCTGCCACCCGAGCCAAGTGAACCAGAGCGCCATGACGAGGTCTTGACGGAGCAGTTTCGGGTCGATGTTGGGCCGCCAGGCGAGCAGCTCGGCCCGCAGCGGCTCCATCGCCCGCCGGCAGTCGTCGGTGGCGTCGGGGAAACGGATCTCGCCTTTGATGAACGAGCCGGCCATCGCCCCGACACCGAAGGTGAAGTCCCACTTGTTGGCGCCGGTTTCGTGCTCGACGACGCGGAACCCGAAGGTGCGGGCCAGTTCCCGGAGCCGGTCGTCGCGTGCGAGACCCCGCTGCTGGCTGTTGCGTTCGACGACGAGCTCGGTGAACCCGAGCCGGCACATGCCCCGGATGATCTCGAAGATGTCCTCGTTGCGGGCCAGGCCGTAGTCGACCCGGGCGGCGAGGATGCGGAACTCGGTGGCGGTGGTCTGCGCGACGACCATCGCGTTGCCGCCGCCGAGGGCCGGGTCGAGCCCGGCGATGGTGAGCGAGACGAGGTGCGGGTCCCGGACCCCGTAGGTGAGGTTCGGGTCCCGGGCGGCGTCCAGCATCTCCTCGGTGAAGGTGTTCGCCCCCGCGGTCTGCGGGGCCATCATGTAGGCGGTCTGCCACGCTTCTTCGCCGACGATGGCTCGCTTGTCCTCGAGCGCCTCGATCGGCCACATCTCCGGGCAGTACGAGTTGCCGTGCTCGTCGAGGGCGGGGATCTGCACGACCCGCATCATCCGGTCGGGGATCTCGGCGGCGAGCCGCTCGTAGACGTCGCCGACGCCGACCCGGGTGCCGATGATGACGATGCGGCCGTTGCGACCCGGCCGGGAGAAGAACGTTTTGCGGAGCCGGTCGAGGATGCGGTCGGTGTCGCCGATACCTTCGGCGGACTGGATGTCGTCGAGGATCAGCCAGTCGCAGCGGGCACCGTAGATCTTGGAGCGCCAGCCGGCGATCTGGAAGGTGTAGTCCTTGCGGCCCGACGCCTTGGAGACCCGGATGTAGCTGGCGTTCCAGGGCTTGTCCCGGTCGAGGGTCGGGTCGCGGAAGGGGCCGTAGCGGGCCACCCACTCGGGGATGTGGGCCTCATAGCTGGTGTCGGGGTCCTCGTAGTCGGGGTTGGTCATCCGCTCCTTGACCATCGAGAGCACCTTCGCGGCGGGGCTTTGGCTGTCGACGGTCTCGGAGACGTAGAGGATGCGGGTGTTGGGGTCGTGGGCGATCTGGTCGCACACCCAGTCGGTGATGAGGGTGGTCTTGCCGGCCTCGGGCGGCACGAGGATGAGGGTGATGCCGCCCGGTGGGGTGTCCTCCATCGCCTCGATGATCCGGCGCTGGTGGGTGAAGGTCTCGTAGCCGAAGTAGTAGCGGCGCCGGGTGATGAAGTCGTGGTCGACGGGGATGTCCTGGTCGATCCCGGCACGCACCCGGTCGACCCGGAGCCGGAAGTCGTCGAAGCGTTTCCGCCACACCCGGTAGGTGTTCTCGGAGATGCCGACGGCCTCGCAGGCTTCCTTGACGGTGTGCCCGGCGATCAGGTGGTTGATGAACGACTCGCGCTTGGCTTCGGCGCGGGCGAGCCGGCGCTGCTGGGAGGGTGAGAGGTGGGCGCGGGAGGGTTCGTAGTAGGAGCCGGGCTCGGGGGGTGGCACGGGCGGGGACTGGATCTCGAGGAGCCACTCGGGCTGGGGTGGGCGGACGCGCAGCAGCTCGGCGCGCAGGGCCACCAGGTCGTCGTGGGTGTCGACGCCCCAGCCGGGCAGGTAGGCGAGGCTGGTGCCCAGGTGGTCGGTGGTGCGTTCGGTGCGCCAGCGGCGGGGTGGGTTGACCCGGACCGTCTCGTCGGCCATACCCCCGGAGGGTAGCGGGGAGAGGAGCCCGGCCCGGGTCGCGGCCCGGGCCGGTGACGTCCACCCTTCGGAGAAGGACCACGTCCCGCCGTGGGACGCGCCGAGCATAGCACGTGTCCAGCCTTGGACAGGACGCGCAGAGCCCCCGCTGGCTGGGGGGCGGGGGCTCTGGGGACGCCGTCGCTGATGGTGTGCAGGGACCTCCGCTGGGAGGGGATGATGCGTGCCCCGGCCCTCGAGGCGGCAGGCAGCGAGGCCCCGGGGCCGGGGGCACGGCGTAACCACCCGGCGGGGAGTGTATCAGGCCCGTGTCCGCCAGTGCCACCTCCGGTACAGCTCGTCGAGGTCGGGTGGCGGGGCGGCCGGCCTGGGTTTGGGCCACACCCCGATCCAGCGGCCGACGGCCCAGATGGGCAGCCACAGCGGCACGTACACCGAGACGACGGCGGCGGCGACGGCGCATGCCCAGCGTGGCCAGCCGCGGTTCTCGCCGATCTCCCAGCCGACGATGAGCCCCCAGCCGTAGGCGCCGATGATCGCGGCGACGACGGCGGCGGCCATGATGGCTTCTGCCATGCTCCTCCCTTCTCAGGCGGCGTCGATGAGGCGACCGTAGGCGGCGACGAGCCGCAGGTGTCCGCGGCGGACGGCGCGGGGGGTGGGCTGGCCGCCGTCGGGGGGCGGATCGAGGCGGGTGTGGAGGACCCGCAGCACCTTGGCGGGCACTTCGAGGTGCCGGGCGGCGCAGTCGGGGCCGATACCGAAGGTGACCGACGGGGGGTCTTCGACGGGCCGGTGGCAGAAGAGGCATTTCCGGTGGGGGGCTTGGGCGGCGAGGAACCGGAGCAGGCTGACGGGGCCGAGCTCGTCGTCGGGGGTGAGGGTGTGGAGCGGGGCCTGGCCGCGGTAGTCGGTGCGGATGCCGGGGTGCGCGGGTAGGAGCGCCTCGGTGTAGCGGGCGGTGCGGCGGCGGTTGTGCCGGACCCGGTAGACGGTGCCGTCGGCCGGGTCCCGGAAGAAGCCTGTGTGCTCCGTGTCGATGATCTTGGGCATGGTTGTGTCCCCCGGTCTGAGCACAGCCTATGACACGTGTTGGGCCGAGTCCATGTGTTCTCCGGCCCAGGCGGTCCGTGCGGCCTTGGCGCCTTCGCGCACGTCCTCGAGCATCTCCTGGACCCGGGCTGCGGCCTCGGCGTCCGACACGCCGGGTGGCAGCGGGTAGCCGGGCTCGAAGCCGGCGGCCCGGACGGCTTCCACCCACTGGTCGAAGCGGCCCATCCCGGCCCGGACGCCGGCTTCGGAGGTGCGGGGTTCGGGTTCGGGCCGCCAGGTCTGGTC